TATAAAATGCCTACCGTTTTTACCTGAAAATGATTGTTTCACGTAAACATAGTCGTTATATTCAAATTTAAAATCTGGTGTATAATCTTCAATACTCCAACATCTATTACCATAGTATGTGTTACCCATTTCCCGAATCATCCAATTATTCGCACCATCAGATACTTCTAAATGTTCACCATCTTTCGGTCCACCTATAAACAAATACTTACTCATATACTCTTCTTGTTATTTTATTTTCTTTTTCCAAACTCACGGTTTCCCCATCAATATGTTTCAATGTTTCCTGTCTGTGGGAAATAGCATAGCATGATAGGTTGTATTTTTCAATTCTATCTTTCAACACATCGATCAATTTGTCAAATCCGACAGGATCAAAAGCCGCATCAAAAATTTCATCGAAGAATTCTATGTTTGAGGACACTCCTGAAATCTTTCTCTTTATATCCTTGAATGCCCATGCACACGCAATGTCAACAGTTCGACGTTCCCCACCAGAAAAGTTCCAATAGGTGGTTTGATGTCCCCTATCGGTTGTTATTTGTTCATCAAAATACTCATCAAACTTACACTTCATGGTCATTCCAAGGGACGTAATGTATTTTTGAATGGATGAGTTCAACATATCCAGAAGACGCTTTATTATAAAGGATTTTATTCCTTCCTCTCCCAATATAAATTTACAAACTTCCAAATCCTCGGCTATTTGTTTTAAATTTTTCAATTCCGCTTCCTGTTCCCCTTTTCTGATTTCCGTTTCTTTGATGAGATCCAAAAACGAAGCCAGATTTGAACTTTTCATATCGATATCCGAATCCAAATCATCCAATTGTATATTTAAACTTTCAATAGTTTCAATTAAACTTGTCAATTTGGCATTGGTTACTTTATTTTCCTGTAACTTTGCATTATTTTCTGTTAATTTATTTTGTATTAAGGTCTTCTTAGCTTCTACGTTTTTAATCTCCGTGACCAAATACGTTATAGCATCGATAAGAATTTGAAATTGATATTTACCGGATTCAATCTGTTTCTGAATATGTTCACAGTGTTCTTCTGATATATCCTGTAAACAAGTTGGACAACTAACTTCGGTTATAGCTGATAATCTTTTAATTTCATCTTCTACTAAAAGTTTAGAGTTACATTTCTCCAAATAAGATGAATTATGTCTCGCTAATTTACCATCGACCTTCTCACACGCTTGATGTAATTTTTCATTTTCAAATATTATAGGGGATTCATTATGTAAATGTAATTCTCCCTTTTGTTTTTCTAAAACGGAAATACGATCCTGTAGTTCTTTCTTTCGATTGTTTAAAATTTCCTCATGTTTATCTGATAAAATTTTCTGTTCATCATATTGCTTCTGTAAAGCTGTAATACTTGTGGTGATTTCCTCAATTTTAGCGGTTACAACTGATGTATCGGCTTTGTTGTTCTTGATAAGTTCCTTTAGATCCTTCAACATCAACCCAAATATCTCTAAAGCAAAAATATCCTCAATAAACTTACGCTTATCTTCGGGTTTCTTTGCCATGAATGGTGTGTTGTCACTCAATGAGAGAATATCACATGATTTACAGATCACCGGATTCGATCCAATCAGATCACAAATATATTTGTTGGTATTGGCTATGGAATCCTTTGAAATATCCTCTTCGGTCGCTCCCAATTTGTATAATTCGACACCGGATGGTTTGAGTGTTCTGACAATTTTATATGAATTTATTCCCGTATCTGTTTCGATATCGAGCAATAGATCAACTCTACCTTTACCTTTGGTGGAATTATTAATCACAAACTCCTTTTTGATGTCCCGAATGGTGGTTCCAAACAAAGCATAATAGAACCCCTCAATGATTACGGATTTACCAGCACCGTTTCGACGTTCCGGGTTATCCTTGTCGATACCAGTGATCAAATTCAGACCATTTTGAAAATCGATTTCAACAGTATCGTTTCCAATACTGAGAAAATTCTGAATTTTAAGTGTTAGGAACTTTATTTTTCGCATTTCGTTTTGTTTGTTTAATTTTTTCTTTAGTTTCTTCTGATAATTTCTTTCCCAAATTAGCTTGTCTCATCTTTTCTCTAGTTTCTTCTGATTTGAGTTTGCCTAGTTTTGCATTTCTCATTTTTTCTTTAGTTTCTTCGGAAAATTTCATACCTATTCTAGCATTGCTGATTTTTTCTTTAGCTTCGTCCGAATGACACCTATTTCTCATTTTTTCTTTGGTTTCTTCGGAAAATTTCATACCTATTCTAGCATTGCTGATTTTTTCTTTAGTTTCCTTTGACATCTTCCGACCCAACATTGCTCGTCTCATCTTTTCTTTAGTTTCTTCAGAACAAACTCTCATTCTTAATTTAGTTTTAGTTTCCTCAGATACTTCAATTCCAGTAGAATCGTTAGAAAATTCACATCTATTATATCCCTTATCTCTATCAGTAGATTTAAAAAATTCTATATAGTGGGACTCTCTTTCTAAGAGAGATGAATTATCTTTATGTTTATCAAAATTTTCCACTATTTCCAATATATCAACTGTGAATGAATCCCAGCCATGTTTCCTAATAGCATTATATAAATATCCAACATCTTTAGCTGATTTATGTGACGCTATTCGATTATAGATATTAACGGATTTTCCTATATAAACTTTACCATTTTTATTACAAGTTAATTTATATATACCTGCCTTTTTTGGATATTTTGAATGATTTCCCATTCAATTATTTAGTCTTTTATATCTATTTTTTCAACTATAGAAAGCTTTTTATATTTTATTTTTCTCATATAATGTCTTCATTAATTTATCAATTCTCTTGGATTTCTCATCCTCCAGCTTTAATTGCCCCACGAATTCTACCATAGATTCTACCAAGTCAATGGAATCAATTTCCGCCACATCGTCAACTGTTTTGGATGTTGTGTTATATTCCGTATTGAATTGGAATGGTTTAAATTTAGCAATATAGGTCTGAACCTTTTCAACTTGTTTTTCAGTGGCTTCAATATCCACCACCAACTTTATAATATTGTTCTGATAATCCTCCTTGGTGTATTGTTTCAGTTTGGATAGAATTATTTTCTTGAATTTCGGAGAAACCGTATTTTCAAAGAACTCCAACTTCCCGTCTTCCAAATCCAGAATATGATAACCCTTGATATTGGAGACATCCGCAAAATCCATAGGAAAAGTATTTCCAACATAATGAATTTGTCCCTCGTTATACTTTTTAGAATTACGATTATGAAAATGACCGGAAAATACCGTGTCTGTTTTACTTGCTAGAAAATCCATAGCGGTCAAACCGTGATCGCAAACCTTGAAATTATTCATCTTGAAGTTTTGAATTTCAAAATGACCAAAAATATAGTCAAATTTACCATCCGGTAACTCAGCATTCCATGGAACAAACAATAATTCCTTATCAAACTCTGAAATCGTTAACGATTGGTCAACGATTGTTAAGTTTTTGTGACCATTTAATAACGCAAGACTATGAACATCGGAACGGTTCTTATAATAAGCATCGTGATTACCCACAATCATTATAATATTGAAATCTGAAAGGTTATCCAATATTTGGGATGCCACATGAATTGTTTGAACACTGATTTCAGATCTATTATGAAAAAAATCACCAAGGAAAAATACATCCTTGATCTTTTTATCGCTCAATTCCTTGGCTATCCATGTTGACCACTTCAATGCGACTGAATGCCACACTTCAGAATTTCCATAAATTCCCAAATGTAAATCAGAGAATATTGCTACTTTGGATTTCTTTAAATTCATTTCTTTACGATTATTAATCCTATATTTGCACCACTATAACACAACCAAATGAAAGACCATCCCCAATTTCCCTTTAAAGCGAAACTAACCGCTACAGAAAAATAAAGGATAGCCGATATTCCAATTACTATATTTTCAAATGTTATTCGTAATAACTATCCTCTGAATCGTGTTCTAACATCGGTCTTACGTAAACTGAGCCATGTGACGAATCATTCATTTCATTTTCGTAAACCATTTGTTTATACTCCTCCAATCCTTCATGTTGCCGCTTCTCCTTTTTTATTCTATTTGAGAAAGCATTCCAAGCGATTTGATTGAAATATGAAAATGGGTTGAATGTGGAATCTATTCTAAATTTTTTATCCTCTAATGCTACATACATCTTAATGATTGCATCACCGACCATCTCATCTTTCCAAGATTTAGTATAATTAATAAATCGCCAATTATAACTAAGACCTTCTGCGATCTTGACTATGTTTTCAGCCAATTCGTTGGTCATCTTATCATCACTATAATACGTTGTCAACTGTTCTCGGAACAGTTTCGAACTCACGTAGAAGACCTCCTTTACCTCTTTTGATGTTATCATAAATTTTTGTTTTTAGGTTTCCTCATTTTCTCTAAAGTTTCTTCTAGCATCTTTCAGATATTCAGTTTTCATGAATTCATTTCATTCTCTTAGAATGCAGACATACTCCCTCACACATGTACATGTAACCGTTTTTTTATTTTGGTCATCTACGGATTTTATCATATAAAGTATCATCCCGAATCCGTAATCCGGGAAACTATCGAATTGTTTATCAAAAGATAATATATCCTTATCGATTTCATGAAAGGTTCCAGATTCGACGTTATTTTTAAAAAAGTTATATAATTCCTTTTTTATTCCTACTCTTATTTTATATTCAGTTATCATAAATTTACTTCGTTTTCCTTCCAAGGGATTTGTTCTTCATCATAAAAACTCTTTCGCTCTTCAACATGCGCCATGGAAAACTTAAAGTTATCATACAAATCAAATATTACAAGTTTTTCTTTTGATTCGTGTAATCTCAATCCACGACCAATCGATTGAACAATTCTAATGAAAGATTTACCACCTGATGCAAAAATAATATAATGAAGATTCTTAATATTTACACCAGTGGAAAAAATTGAAGACATGGCAATACATACAATGTTATCGTTTTCTTCCATTAACTGTTTTATTTTTTCCCTTTCATCCACCGGCACCCCACCATGAACAAAAAATGTTCTTTTTCCGTGAAACTGTAAGTTTTCCGCCAAATTTTCCCCATGTTCCAATCGGTTAACTAGAATCAACACATTCTTATCCATTCTAGAAACTATCTTTCGAATCACTTCATGACGATCTTCATCAGTTTGAATGTATTGTAGTTCTTGTTTGTATCCTCTGGCTTTATATGAATGGTTCAACTTCAATATTCGAATAACCACATTGGAAAGGTATTTTTCGTCTCTCAATTCCTTGGAATTCTTCTCATAGATTATGGGTCCAAATATACCTACGATTTTCCACCAGTCTATCTTCTCCTTTGGAAGTGTTCCCGTAAATCCGAATTTATTTCGGGTCTTTATTTTGGAAACTATTTTTGTAACGACATTGCTTTGTTTGCTTCCATGACACTCATCTCGTAAAACCAAACCAACATCAACCAATTCTTTAAAGTTCCCGAATTGGGAACACAATAATTCAGTGTTTACTATAACAACTTCGGTGTCCTGTTTGGGCTGTATATAATTTCCCTTGGTGTCCTTTTCACCAGTCCAACCTGAATATGTAAAGGTTACACCATAGTCTTCAAAGTCATTCAATAACTGTGTTACCAGTCCCGTTCCCGGAACAATAAGTAAACATTTCAATGATCCTTTTAACTTCTTCCAATTATCCAGAATGGATGCTTGAATTAGGCTTTTCCCGCCCCCTGTAGCCACCACAACCGTTCCATTTCCCAATCTTAAAGACTCCTCCACCACATCCTTTTGATAGTCCCTGAGAGGATATTTCAAAGTGTCTTCAATGGTCGTGAATTTAATACCACAATGAATGGCTTTATAAAATTCATCAGTATATTCCACCTCATTTATACTTTCAGACATTAGAAATTTCAATATCTCGTTATAAAGTCCAAGATCGAACATACCGGATGCTTGAATGGCATATTCTCGCTCTGGAACTTTAGCGGTTGACCCTTTCAGTTTTAACTTTTTCTGAATGAATGATGCATTTGGATTCTTTACAGAAAAATGATTACGAATAAACTCGAAAATTGATTCATCACAAATCAATTTTCCCTTACGATAAGAACTATTATAATCGAAGGTAATCATTTACATCTGCATTTCTTTCAACGTTAGCATATTTCGAATATCTTGTGCGATATAAGTTATATGCTTCACAACCCACTCAAGATATTCTATTAATAAATCTTGATCCTGAAGTTTTTTATCGATTTCCTCTATTTCGGAAGTATTTTCAAGTTTATCCAATGTTTGTTTGGATAAAGTAACTACCCCTTCGGATATGGCTTTTTGAACATTAACTTTCATATGTTTTTTACGATCATCTAGAAGCTTAAACTTCAATTTTTTAGCATCAATTAGTCGTTCCACCCAAAAATGTTTTTCGGCAGGGACACGCATAACCCTTTGCTCAAAATTCATATCATTGATCTTGGCAAACTCGGTGTATTGTTTTCTATAATCGTCGTATAAACTCATAGTAATTCAGGATTCTCAAATACATTTCCGATAACTTCCCCCCAATATGGACTACCCGTATATTGGGATATACCTGTATGGTAAAACCTACCATTATCAAATTTAACCACTCCTATAAGTTCGTCAGCGGTTTTTACTATATCCCATTCCCAAATTTCCTTGTCATGAACATCTATAAGACCGGTATATTGTTGAACTATATAATCATTTCCACCGGAACCAGTCTGTAAATTGTAAAACTCACCACCCAATGTTAAAACATAATGACCTTGGTATCCTTTATCGGGATAGATAAAGCGTTTTTCCATCTTATCCCAAACTCTAAATTTTAATGTTCTCATAAATTCCTTTCTAAACTATTCCATTGATTAATACATAACCGACTTGGGTGTTCTTCGTGAGGATAATCACACACATTAATAGAATGAATAAATTCACAACCAAGGCATTCAACCCAAATATTTTGATAATCTATTCCCAACATTGATGTAGCCATTCCATCCGCATCAACTTCAATTTCATTGCTTCCACAGACTGGACATGGTAATGGTTCTTCGTAATTCATTGTTTTAATAATTCTGATATTGTCTTAACGTTACACGCATATAATCCTGCCGATGAAAACGATGTAAGTTCCATTACCCAAAAATTGTTATCCATATCCTGAACAACATCGACGCAGTAAATTTCATCCGGTTCGTATCCTTTGGATATTACATTATTTACCAGATCATATGCGCCATAAGGTGCTGATGGAACACATGTCAATACACCTTGATACTTATAAGATGACACTGTGTGAATAATTCCTTTACTAACCACGAATCTCCACTCTCCTATAGAATTCTTGGGAGTGCTTACAACAGCCAAACCTTCATAATCATAATTTTCAACCAGCTTGTCGATATCCTTCAAGTCAACCAATTCCGCAGGAAAATCCTTTTCTCCTGAATCTGGTCGTATGAACACCAAAGCTTCTCTTCCCAACCAAGCATACAGATCCCATTTACGTCTTGCCAATTCTTTAAATGGAATGAACGCATACTTATCATTGAAAAGTAGTTCCTGCATCTTTGGGTAATACGCCGAACATGTGTAATTTTCAAAAGTTGACCAATACTTTACATTCGGTCTGTTTTCCTTCATCCAATTGCAACCTTCAATTGATCCTAGAAACACTCCTACATGGGGAACATTCGAATCCCAATCCTTAACCTTGTAGGATTGTTCAAATTCCTGAACCAGCTTATCGAAGCCAAATTCCCTACAAACATTTTCATATATAAACATCATAATAATTCCGGGTTTTGAAAAATGTTACCAACTACTTCACACTTATTATCAATTTCCATCCAATAATATCCATCATACACATCATTAATATTTTCCACAAAAGAAAACCAAGCATTATCCAATGTATATTTACATATAATGTATTTATTAGTTATAAAATTATCAATCTCATTGTTTTCATAAAAATGGAGAATATCTCCCTCGTAAATTTCGGTTCCATTTTTATCTTTTAGTTCGGTGTATTGTTGAATCACTAAATCGTCTTTGGATATACAAACATCCGAATAAAACCCCAAAGCAATACCTATAAATTCATTTTTATAACGTCCGTCTTCGGTAAACTCTTTTCGAATTTTATCCCATACTCGAAACTTTATATCCCTATTCATTACAAGCTAGTATAAATAAGAATATGAGATTGTCAATAGCAGAACATGAAAAACTTTCAAAACTTTACGAAGAAAAGGTGTTGGTTGAAATGGATGTTGCTGGAATCATGGGAGGTGCTCCGACTTCCGGTGGTAATCTTGAAAATATCGATGGATATGCTGCTGGTGACACCAGAATACCTAAAATTTTAGGTGGAATTCAAACTCGTAAAGGTTTGGCGAAAAAAAGTAAGAAAAAGAAGAAGTTGGCACGGAACGTGCGTCCTTAATTGTTATTATAACGTTATAATAACTTAGTAGAATAGTTATTGTTAACGATAACAAATTCTTTATTCTTTATTATACATTAATATTTAATTATTAGTATTAATTATAATTATTATTTAATAACAATAACAAATTAAAATAACAGAAAAATCAAAACGCAGTTTTGGACCGAGCGAAGCGAGCGTCTATTGTTTTTATCTATTATTATATTAATTATTATTAATATAGTTACTATAATAATTGTACTAATATAATAGTACCCTAGCCCGCCCACCACCCCTTAATTATATATCACATACTCAAAAGTCAATAGGGTAAATTAAAAATAGTAAAAAATAGTGAGTAGAGTAAGTAATAGTAAATTATAATTAACAATAACACCCAGAAAAATGGAACAAAACACTTGGAAAAACCTACCCGACGATTACAGCAACGTTCATTCGTTCGTTTACATCATAAAAAACAATCACCCCGATGCTACCAAGAAATATTACATAGGTTGTAAGCAATGCCTTAAGCGAGTAAAGAAAAAACCACTAAAAGGTAAGACACGAAACAGAATACAATTCAAAGATAACGATGTTGAAAAGTATTGGGGATCTTCTAAGGAATTATTAGCGGATATTAAAAAATATGGATTAGAACATTTTTCCAGAGAAGTAATACAGCTTTGCGATTCAAAGTTTGATATGAAATATTCAGAATTACAGTTTCAATTACTTTCAAATGCCTTGTTGGATGAACGATTTTACAACGGGATTCTTTCAGTTAGATTATGCAAACCTAAAAATTATGTAGATACTCATGTCAGAGATATTAGTAAATTGAACTTAGAACTAGTATAATAACTTCACATCATCTAAATAACCACGCTTTCGACATAATTGGTAAATTTTATGTTTTACGAAATCAGAATAAGTTAAAAAATTACATTTGATATAATTAAGTGTTTCTTCTTTGCTCATGTATATATAATCTCGTCTTTTGATCGGTTCTAAAACATGTAACATTTTATTTCTAGATAGATATTGCCATATTTTATTGTATTTTGTTTTCACTTCAGAGTATCTATCGCAATTATTTATTACATATTCAATATCATCCTTTCCAAACATATCATTTAATAAGTTTTTTTCATCTATCTCTAAATTATCTACATCTTTTTCCGTTAAATGTATTTTCAATTTACCGTTAATTAACTTAAGGTTTGATTTTATTTGAGTTTTTATATCTAAAATAGCCGCTTTCACATTACTGTGGTGATTATTATATTTTTCAACTATCTGAATAAGTAAGATATCCTTGAAGTTACATGAGAGTTTTTTATCGTTATCTTCGGATTTTCTGTTGATATGCCAATAATAACTATCATATTCAAAGGCTATATTGAAATCAGGGAAATAAATATCTAACTCTTTTCCATTTAAAATTTTCCTAGTGTTATACATACATTTCAAGTTAAACAATTTTTCGGTTAATTGTTTACATATCATTTGTTGTGATGAAAATTTTTGAGGTATAAAATAATTATCGTATTTTTTTATTTTGTGATAATTGATATACCAATAAAGTTTTGGGTGGGCTTTTCTAAACTCTGTTATGGATTTATAATTATTGATACATTTATCGATGATTTCTAGTCTTTCCTCTAATTTGTATATTATTGCCATATAGTTATTTAGTATAACAGTATCACAAAATCAGACTAGTAGCACCTAAAACTTATGTTGACAAGCCGAGAACTCTTGATATGTTGAACCTATGATTTCTACAAGGCAGTATGATGGAGTGGTATTTGAAGATCTCGAAGACGTTTTTAAAAAAACCAACATAGATTTTTATGAATACATTACATCCATAGGTCTTTCTCTCGATCTGTCTAAAGTAGATCAGCAAAAGATATATTTTAACCATTTTATAATTTATCTATGTAATCGTTTAAAAGCACATGATTGTAAGATAGTATTTTTTATTAATACTTTTTCAATTTGTAAGATACAGACAAAGATAATTAAAAAAATCAAGAGGATATTTGGTATTAGGATCTGGGAATACCCATGTACAATGGAATCCTTTGTAGAAAAACTACATATTCGTAGTATCGATGTTACTGATATATTTGAAATATGGTTGAACAGTGAGAATAAACCAAAATCCTTTCGCCATATCAAAAAATACCTAGAGAAAGAAGGATTAACAAATTTATCAGACTTCCATTTTCAAGATATTACAAACAAAATTGCCATATTGTGTTAAATAATCAATATGAAGAAATTCTTAAATCTTTGTGAACAATTTGATCCACAAAATACTGAAGATCCCAAGTGGAAATTGATTGATTTCCTGAAATCAAGGGGGGTTAATGTATCAATGGTTCGCGGAACTGATATGCTTTATATCGATACAGGTGAAACCACTATCGCAGTTAACGTTTCAATACCAGAAGAGGAAGCAGAAAGTATCAATGCCGGAACTGGAACTTATGAAATCGATAAAGAGGTTGAAAATCTCGGAAATAAAGCTAATAGTGGTCTCAAAGGTATGGCAGCTAAAATGTGGGGAACCCCTGCTCAAAAGGCTAAAACCGCAGTGAGACAACGTCAACGAGTAGCAGGACAAGCGGTTGACGCTTATAGTAAAGGAACCGAAAGAATAAAAAAAGGACTTCAATCGGTTAAACAATCAACAATAAGACCAACCTATTAATATGAAATCCAAAACTTTAAGATTAATCAACGCATATTTGAAAATTATCAAAGAACAAGGTGAAGATCCCAACGCACCACAGCAAGATCCTAACATGGACCAACCACAGGACGTACAAGACGCAGTAGACCCAAATGCCCCACTAGAAACAGAGGATGAAATGCCTCTAACATCACAAGGAGAAGAAGAATATATATCGAATCTAATTGCAGCAGCACTATTTGAACCGTCTTCAGACGACGCACGAACACTTCTAAATCTTCAAAATGTTATACAAATGAAAAGATTTAAAAATGCTAGAGAAGAAGTTTTACCTTTGATATTATCGATAATAAGTCCAAAAACACAAGAAACGGACATTAAACGTGATTTGGATAGAATTTAAATAAATAATAATATGATAACTTTTAAGAACAGAGAAAATCAATTGATGTGGGAACGATATGTAGATCCATATACACCACCACAGAACCCGGAGATGGACCTAACGACCGAAGACCCTATGTTGGGGGACGGATCGACTGCGGTTTTGGAATTTGAACCAGAGATGGATATTGAAACCGAAGAAGGTTGCAATGAAGTCATCTATTCTGATGTTAAAAAACTTGCCGAATATTCCCAAAGACTTCTTGATATCTGTAAAGAAACCGAATTGGAACCTTGGATGCAAGCAAAACTTGTCAAAGCTTCTGATTATGTTTCCGATATCTGGCACAGACTTGATGCCGAAGCTGATTTCGCAAATACTGGATTTGAACAATCCGATAATATCGACTTTTAATATGAAAAAATTTTTATCAAAAAGTGAAGAGTATCAACTACTGTGGGAGCAATACGAAGGCATTCCGAATAAAGAAAACAATGCTAAAGTTTTAATGGAACATATATGGGTTTATCCAGACGATAAAATTTAAATGCATGGTAACTTTCAAACAATATTTTGTAGAAAAAACTATACTTGGTTTGGAAGAAACCATTTATATTGATGGTGTCGGTCAATTACGTGCAAAATTAGACACCGGAAATGGTGCGTTTAATGTTTTACATGGTGTTGATATTGTGCAAAATGGTGAATTGGTTCGATTCACCACGGAAAATGGAGTAGTATTAGAAAAACCTATTTCCGATCATATTACTATCAATTTAGGAGCAGGAAACAAGGAAGATCGTCCTGTTGTGCTCTTAAATGTTAAGGTGGGGTCAAAAATATTTAAAAATATTCCGTTTTCGATAGGTAATCGGTCGGAAAATACTCATAAAGTACTAATCGGTAAGAATTTCATTCATCAAAATCTTGATGCGCTAATCGATGTGTCTTTAGTAGACGTTGCAAGTAAAAATCTGGAGGTATCATTATGAGTCTAAAACTAACACAAGAAGAACTATTAGAAGAAGGGTTTTGGGATTTCTTTAAACCATCGAAAAGTCCCATTCTGAGAGGATTGGGTAAAGCCGCCAGATTAGGTTCTGGTGCTCTTATGGGTGCTACCAAGGGTATTGCAAAGACCCTTGACTATGTTGCCCCCGAACTAACCCAACCCCTTCATAAATTCGAAGCAGGGTTAAGAGATATTGGAGATTCCACGAGAAGAGGATTTGATGTCGGGTATGGTGGATTGAAGAAAGAATATGGTGATATTCTATTAGATGCTGGGTATGTAATGGACACTAAAACCGGGGTTATCGATTCAGGTAAAAATAAAGTAGTTATTGGATATAGAATCATTGACCATGATAAAAATAACAGACCAATTCCAGATTACAAGAAAAAAATTACATTCTTATTCGATAGACAAAATAATGTTAAGATTGTGAAAACATCAGAACAAGACACCACCACGTTGGTTAATACCAAACCAATAAAACACAAACCAATTAATAAAACCCCAAAACCCAACAAGCCTCAAAAGATTAAAAATTTTAAACCCAACAAGCCTCAAAAGATTTAATCTTGACATTATTATTCCCTATGTAATTATAGAAATAATATGAAAATACAAATACATGCCACAAACGACGACAATTTTAAAATTAATACCGTCAAGTTTGGAGATAAATACCTAGCATCAGACGGTGAGAGGATTTGTATCGAGGAAACACCCAAGCAAGCGAAGGATTGCGTTGAAACCTTACAACAAGGAATAGATCCAACAGACCCAATAATCGTAACTCCCCCTCGAAACGCTGCCCCATTAGAAAATTCTAATGGGGGTCATCCATTTGATCCCTTTGGTGGAACGTCTTGGGCAGGCAAGAGAAATGGGTTTAATTAAACTATAAACTTCTTGCATGATAATCCCACAAATTGGGGATTTTTCATTTATTAAAGTATCTATGTAGTATACTACACGCCCAAAACTTGAGTAATATGCTTTAACAGTGGGGATCTTACGATATCTCCTACATCAAATTTTTGACAATGTATATGGTTTTTAGATGAATACGGACTATCAAATAGTATGAATACGTCTTCGAATCCAGAATTTGATATATCTTTTTGTTTAGCGTCTCCACAAATTATATATTTGGTATTTCTGCCGAATCGGGTGAGGATAGTTGTCAACTCAGATCGTGTAGCATTTTGAGCTTCATCAAAGATAACAATCGAATTATTAAATGTAAGCCCTCTTGCAAAATTTACAGGAATGGCTTTAATATATTCTTGTTCGGTTAAAGCTAAAAATGTGGGTTTATCTATAATTTCCAAACATTTTTCATTTAATACCATTGTATAAGCTGCAAACTTTTCATTTTCATCTCCCTTGAGATACCCCATAGATCTGGATGCACTTTCAATAACGGTTCGAATATATATAATTTTATCAACTTTTCTCGCCTTTAGTAATTCTAGAGCGGTATACACAGCCAGATAAGACTTAGCAGAACCCGAAGGGCCATCCAAAAATATCATATTAGTCTTCTCATTTTGGGAAGTATAATAGAATGACATTTGATTGTCGGTTAATGGAAATTGTTTCTTTAGAATTATATTTGAACAGTCAAAATTCTTCTGGTATGTTGGTTTGAATTCATCAGTTATATCCACTTCTTTCCTCTTGCGAGGTGCGCGTTTTGTTGTCATTCACTATTATTTAATCTAAAACAACCAATTGACAATTATGAAAATAATGATAAATTATGTGTATGAGAATAGCATTTTCTGGTACCGCAAATGTGGGTAAAACAACACTACTGAAGTCTTTTTTGAATAAATGGCCGATGTATAACACCCCATCAAAAACATATAGAGAGGTTATCACGGAGAACAACCTATCACATTCATCGAATACTTCGGATGAAACTCAACTATTAATCTTAAATTGGATGATGGAAGAACAATTAAAATATCCAAAGAATAGTAAAGTGATCTATGATCGTTGTCCCATGGATAATCTAGCATACACATTACATGGAAACGCTATTGGTAAAGTTTCAGATGAGGCAGCAGCCGCAACAATTTCTTTTGTTAAAGAGTCAATGAGAAATTTGGATATAATTTTTTGGATAAAACACAATCCAGCCATTAAAATAGTAAATGATAATTTAAGAGACACGAATATTGCGTATATTAAACAAGTAGATGGAATATTTCAGGGATTATTTGATCAATATATGGAAAATCTAGAAAATGACGTTTTTTTCCCGAAAGATGATTGCCCAGCGATAGTATGTGTAGATGAACATTTTTCAACGGTGGATGATAGACTTATGTTCATTGGTGAATTTATCGACTATAAAGGAGATTTAATCGAAGGTGATAGTATGTTGGACCCAAATAATCTAGAAGTTTTGGAACAAATGGTGAAAGACCAAGAGCGCGAAACCGAAAATGAGGTTAGAATCAATAAAATTGTAAGCGAATTTAAGAAATGATTAATGGGGAAAAAATAGGGGTAGGTGTTGTCACCATGAATAGAGAACACCTACTTAAAAAATTATATAACTCTATCACAAGTTTAGAATTACATAATATAATTGATGAAATTATATTGGTTAATGATGGGGATAAAATAGATGATAGTTATTTATGGACTGAGTTGATAACAAATCCTAAAAATTTGGGAGTAGGTAAATCAAAAAATAAAGCCTTAGAGGCGTTGATGGTGAAAAACTGTGACCATATTTTCTTAATTGAAGATGACATCTTCGTTAAAGATCCAAAGGTATTCGAAAAATACATCGAAGCTTCAAAAGTTTCTGGAATTCAACATTTCAATTACTCACAACATGGATTGGGTAACGTAACCCATGATTATAATAGAGACCCCAACCCCCGATTCATTGTTGATTATAAAACTTGTAAAATAGCCTTTTATCCTCATTGCGTTGGTGCATTTTCATATTATTCTAAAAAATGTTTGGAAACCGTGGGGTTTATCGATGAAAAATATTATAATGCATGTGAACATGTTGATCACTCATATGAAATAATAAAGGCAGGAATGCACCCACCATATTGGGCATTTGCTGATATAGATAAGTCTTGGGAATATTTAGGAGATGAACCTTGGTCGTTTCAACAATCATCGATTATATCATCCCCAACTGCCGTGGAAAATATTAAAAGATCTGATGAAATCTTTAAACAAAAACATGGTCATTTACCCACCCATACCCCAATTGCATCGGATGCTGAAGTATTTAAAAGCTTAAAAGAAATTAGAAAAAAATATGGAAATATATGACCTTACATTAGTTTCGTGTAATCATGACACCCCGGATCTCATTTTAAATCTCCAAAAATCCATTGAAAATACACAATTCATAATACCACAAATATTGATAATAGATACGGGGTTCTATCCAAGTAAAGACTATAATGGAAAATTAAGAACCTACCATATGCATTGCACCTCTCATGGAGTAGCAGTAAATGAATCATTCGACTTAGTAAAAACGAGATATATGTTGTTGATAGATTCTGATGTTTTATTTCTAAAAGATATAAAACATCCTTTTGAAAAATTTAAGGAATGTGGGGCAGCTTTAATGGGTGAGGTTGTTGGTGATCGTGGTGATAAATCTTTATATCCTAGAGTTAATCCTTGGTTCTGTTTTATCGATTTGAAACAACTAAAGGAACATGATATATTATTTTACGACAAAGAAAGAACCGAACGCAGTAAAAGAAAATTAATGAATCCCCCACGGGTTTATGATATTGGATCGACCATGTTTGAAGATGTTGTGAATGCTGGTTTGACCATAGCGGATGTTAAAATGGAAGGAAAATATTTCAAACATTACGAAGGGATGTCATGGAGAGTCCAGAAATACAACCCAAATAATGGGGATACCGACATTGATATTGGTGGAACCCATGATAATAAGGCACTTTATGAATACGGACTGATGGTTCGTGAACAATATGAAAGGGATGTGGCTAATTTATGAACATTCTAAACGAATACTTTGATAAAATTTACTGTATAAATCTGGATAGACGACCAGATCGGTGGTATGAATCTGTTAAAATTTTTGAAGCTAATGGTCTTGAAGTTGAAAGATTTCCCGCTTGTGATGGTCAATTAATCGACACGGGTTATGGGAAGGTTTATAACGGAGAGTTAGGTGGGACTATATCGCACACTAGAATCATAAAAAAAATATTAGATTCTGGTGTTAAAAACGCTTTAATTCTAGAGGATGATATCGAATTCAATGAAAACTTCTTTGAAAAAACGAGGGAATCATTAGAAGAACTTCCAGAAAATTGGGACATGTTATTCTTCGGTGGAAATCACACTGGGGGATATGATAAAGTCACTAAGAATTTGGTTAGAGTCTATAGAACTTACGCATTACATTGTTACGCTGTCAATAGAAAAGCATTGGAAGTCATATATGATAATATGATTCGATTTATTGGTCATACTCTGTCATGTAACAGGCAATTAACACCATCGGTGGCTGCTGATTATTATATGGCTAAGACACATCCATTACTAAACGTCTACAGCATACACCCAAATATAACATGGCAACGAGAATCCTTCTCTGATTTACAACAGGATGTGATGATATACGATTTTTTAAAAAATGAAGGTTAATTTATTCGATACAAATTTTGAGCACACTAAAGATATAATTGGATCTTATACATCCACGGATC